TACGTCTTTCACATCAAAAAAAGGATTTTTAGGCGGGTTCTCGGATGAGTTCAGATCATATCTTGGTTTGTGTGGAATCCCAAATATTACCAACACCGTTTTTGAAGTTTCTCCATACACAGCAGGCGGTACGAAATACACTCATAACGGATATTTTTTCTTACCGAGTAGAAAAGAAATTTACGGCACTAACGAAACAAGTGTAGAAAGTGACGAGGTTCAGTTCGATTATTATAAAGACATTGCAACTTCGGATGCTGATAAGTTGATGTATGCCAAAGGTTCAACAGAGGCAAAGACTTACTTGCTTCGGACTCCGACTGCAGTTAACGCCAACAGTGTTCGTGGTTGTGGAGGTGCTTTGAACACCAACTTTACTACTGGGCTTCGTACGGTTGCGCCGCTTGCAATTCTCGCCTAAAAGGAGGAAATAATCATGGTAACAAAAGAAGAAAGATTATTAAAACTCGAACATGATGCATGGTTAGCAAAGTCGCAGGCATTAAATAATCAGGCAAATATCGACTATATCGCTATGATGTCAGACATTGGCATTCCAACAGAGGAGGTGTTAGAAAATGAGTCCGAAGTTTAATAGGGTAAAAACCTACTATGACACAGGCAGATGGACTAAATCAATGGTACATGATGCCGTTGTTAAGGAATGGATAACCGCAGAGGAATATAAGCTCATCACGGGTGAAGATTACGAATAATATTAATGTGGTGGTGGAACTGGCAGACGCAAATATTAAATTGTATGGTTGAGGCGGTTGTCCCCATACAGTTATATTGGTACAAGTTGACCGTGTAATGGTGCGAGTCCATTACCCACATAAATATTTATCAGCTGATTGCACAATATACAGCTGTTACAAATGAAAATGTATTTGTGCAATATTCCAATACTTAGGAGAGCATCAAGAAATGAATAAAGAAGAAGTAAGGAACGTTTTCAGAAAAGCTATGGATTGTATGGATTATGTGGAAAGATTAAAACAATACCATGATTGTAATGATTGTGGAAAGAGAGAATGTCCACACAGGCCAATGTTAGGCGAAATGGTTAGAATTAACTGTTTTGCTTGGGAGAGTATCAAGAAATGACCGTCAAAGAATTAATCGATTTACTTCAACAGCAAAATCAAGATGCCATTGTTTACCATGATTATGATGATGATATTGCCTTGATGGTTTCCGAGGTTTCAGCAAACGCCGTAGGAAGTCAAGAGGAAACGGTTTTGTTGTCTTAAGATAGGAGCATCAAGAAATGAATCAAGGATTGCAAATATTATTTGGCATGTGGGTTGTATTAAATATTTTTAAAACCATTAAAGACCTTGCATCGTAATTTAGGAGGGCGTCAAGAAATGAATCTTATAGAATCAGCAAAAGAAGCATATCCTAAAAATATTATTCATGTTGGTAAATTATCTGAAAAAGAAATAGACGAATTAGAAAAATATGCAAGTGTTTGGAAATACCCATGTATGAACGGTTCAGTAAAATATATTATCAGATATAATCCAAGAACGAATGATTAAGATAACTATTTAAAATGAAATATTAAAAAACAAATGAAATTTGGGCGGTACATCGGAGGGGTGTATCGTCCATTTTTTGAGATAGGGGGAAACATCAGGGAATGAATTTAAAAGAAATTTTTGAAAATCTAAATCTTGGGAATGTATCAATAATTTGTTTTCTGTTGCTTTCCCTTATTGAAATAGCTCCAATCAGAATAAATCCGTGGTCAGCTCTTTGCAAATGGCTACAAAGACAGTTGTCCTTGGATGAGATCAAGGAGGATTTAATGGATTCCCGAAGAACCCGTATAATTCGATTTGATGATGAACTGATTGAAAAGCGTGAACATCGGAAAGATATGTTTGACGCTATCTTAGTTGATTGCGACAAGTATGAAAAATTCTGTAAATCACATCATGGTTACGTGAACAGCGTTGCCGATGACTCTATACACCACATCAAAGAGGTGTACGCAGAATTAAAACGTGAGGATGCTTTTTTAACGTATAAAAAAGGGAGGGAAAAGAAATGAAACTTTCAGATGATGTTTATTTGTTCCTGAAGTGGGTTTGTTTGCTTGCTGTTCCAGCGGTTACTTTCATAACATCCGTAAGTGATGCTCTTAATTTTCCTTACGGTTCACAGGTTGCGGCAGTTGTTTCAGCACTCGGAGTATTTGCCGGAGCTATTATCAAAATATCGTCCGATAACTATTACAAACAGAATAACGATGGTTCAAGCATAGACGATATGCTTTAATCATAAACTCATTTTTCTTGTCAGCTCCAGTGTGTATGCATTGGAGCATTTTTTTATATACGGAGGTCAGACATGAAAAAGACCGACAACATGATATTTATATGGGATTTTTTTAAAGCTAAAGGCTTGTCAGATTATGGCATCGCCGGACTCATGGGCAACCTATATGCCGAGAGCGGACTCAGATCGAACACGTTAGAGCGGCTTTGTATAAAACGTTATGCGGAGTTGGGCATCAATTTTACTGATGAGCTTTATACAATTTCGATTCATAACGGAGCAATCAGCAAAGATGAGTTTTTGCATCCTATGGGTAAGCACTACGGTTACGGATTGGCGCAATGGACAACCGAAAGCCGGAAGCGTGGGTTATACGATTATTGCTTTAATCAAGACGTACCAATAAATAACTTACAAGCACAATGCGAATATTTGTACTCCGAATTAGAGACAAGCTTTAAAACGGTTCTCACAGTGCTTAAAACGGCTAAGGACATCGGTTTGGCAAGTGACAGGGTACTTCTGAAGTTCGAAGCTCCTAAGGACGCAGAATCGCAAATAGAGACACGGCGGAAATATAGCAAAGAAATTTATGATTTAATGGAGGGCAACATGGTTTATTTTGGTAGTGCTAGGATTGACGAAAATGGACACGCTTCAGGCGGAGTAGCTGGAGATCAGACAGGCGAGGAAGTGTGTACACAAAAATATTATATGCACGATTTAGGCTGGAATGTTCTGAGAGCCAAAGAACCGCAAGTTCGTGAAGCAATCGCTCAGAATATGGAGTGGGCTTGCGCTAATAATAATATCGGATATGACCAAAATCAGAATCAGACTCTTTATCAGGTAGCAAAGCCACTTGGATTTAATTGTAGCTTGGTCGGTACACCATGCGAAACCGATTGTGCAAGGTTGGTTAGGGTCTGTGTGCTTTATGCCGGGGTTAATGTTGCCGACTTTTACACAACGACAGAAAAAGATGCTTTACTTGCCACAGATGCATTTGACTTAGTTAAGGTTTCGCTTCCTGATGGGTTACTCCGTGGTGACATCCTAGTCACTAAGACCAAGGGGCATACAGTTGTAGTTCTCACAAACGGTGAGAATGCTCAGCCAAAACAGCCGATAAGCACTCCGACAGAGTATAAGCTCGGATGGATTAAGGATGGTGTAAATTGGTATTATCGCATCGGCAAGGGTATCAATGCACATGGCTTTAATGATATCAAGTGCAAGGATGGCAACATGTATCGCTTTTATTTCGACGATAAGGGCAAAATGCAGACGGGGTGGCAACATATCGGTGATTATTGGTATTATTTCCATGATACGGTTGGTTCGGGTCTTGAGGGTGCAATGTATGTTTCCGACAAGGATGGTCGGCAATTTATTGCTACTTTTTGATTAACTTAGTCAAGCTTTAGTCAAGGATTAGTCAAGGATTTGACTTATTTAGTCAAACCAAAGTCAAAAGCAAAGTTTTTGCAGTTAATCCAAAGGGGAGTGCTTCGGCGCTCCCTTTTTCCCCGCCCGTATGAGGAATTTTCCCCGCCCGTATGTGCAAATTTCCCCATACGTGTGTGTAAATTTCCCCGCCCGTATGTGTAAAACACGGCCCAAAGATCACGAAAATAAATCCCAAAAATAAACTATCCGTACACTTATTACGGATAGTTTTAATCCAGGCTCTAAAAACCACAAAAATATACGATTTTCGTGCATTCTAGTGTAGGTACTACTTTGTATTTTATAATTTATTTATATTTAGCCTGTTTTTTAAGCAAAAAATGCAAAAAACGTATTTAAAAGGCCCGAAAAAGCAATTTTACAAAGCAGTCTATATAGACTACTTTGTATTTGGCACCCCTTTTACGTTCGCCCCGCCCTGTGGGAGTTGGCAGCGTGGCACATAGCCCACCCTTGCTCGCGTAAAAGAAGATGATCTCGATAAACGTCCTTACAAAAAGAGCCGCCGCACCTGCGACAGCTCAATCCCAAAATATAGATTAAAAAAGAAACTATGCAGCGGATTCCCGCCGCTTTTATTATAAATTACGCCAAATATTACGCCAAGTAAATTTTATGCACGTAATATCGCGGTTTTATAGCGTTTCCTCATGGGTTCAAGTCCCATCAACCTCAGAAATCAAACAAACGGCGAAATCCCGTACTTCCTTAGAAAATACGTGGTTTTCGCCGTTTTTCTTTTGCCTAAAAAATCCGCTATTTAGTATTCTAATTCGCTATTTCGAATAAAAATTACGCCAAAATTACGCCAACATGTCACCTATTCTTTTTGCGAAATCTTCCCGGTGCTTCTCGGCTTCCTTCTTTTGAGCATAGTCATATACTTTTTTCATAACCTGAGATCCTTTTTTCCATCCGCCCATTTCCTCAACGTAAACATCGCCCATTGATTCCCTGGCTGTCGAAGCGAAGAAGTGGCGGAAGTAGTGGAACTTGAATCTCGGAATACCTAAACGATCTTGAACCTTATGTAGATAATTTGCGATAGATTGCGGATGTCCGTTATAGATTCTTCCTTCCGGAAGAGCCCGGATAAGGTCTGCGACATAAGGTGTGACTGTGACTTGCCTTGTGGAGTCTGTTGTTTTGGTTGTCTTAATGTGCATTTTTTTGTCGGGGCCTTGAACAAGCGCCTTGTTTACCGTAATTATGTTATCTTTCAAGTCGCTAGTCTCTAAAGCCAACACTTCCGACCTCCGAAGGCCAAACACAGCGAGCCACAAAGGGATTTCGTAGTGGGAGCCTTTGGCAGCTTCCAAAATCCGTTTTACATCCTCTTTTTCGGGGACGTAAAATTGCTCAACTTTCCGCTGAGGGAGTGTGACATTGTTATTCCAGTTAGAATTGACCGACTTCATAACAGACGAGATAAAACCGCTTAAATTACGCACAGATTTAGGGCTTAAACGCCTTGCGGATTCATTGAGCAATATTTGTACGCGTTTTGGGTTAAGGGCGTTTAAACGGGCATTTTTAAACTCATAGGGCATACTGTCAAGAATGGACTTATATCCCTTGACGGTGGCCGGGGATAATATTAAGTCCTTAGACTTGATGTAATCGTTGGCAGCAGCTTCGAACGTGGCGGACGGCATTGAAGAATCGGTATTTTTTATAATTTCCCATATTAGTTCTTCGGCTTCCGACTTCGTGGGGCGATGATCTAGTGTGATGTTGTACCGTTTGCCCTTATGCATTTTTTCTATACGGTAAGTGCTACCTCTTTTTCTTACAGACATGGCGGTCTCCTTTCAAAAGTGGTATAATGTATTTGTTCGTATCCAGTCCCCTGAGTTTTGACATCTAATTACTAGTATTCTTGGGGGAACATAAATAGTTTCATGATTTCATGTTTTCATACCTTTCGACGAGAAAGCATCCGCAGCAGGGTGCTTTTTTGTTACAATGGTTTTAACAGAGGTTGCCACACTCTACGGAGTGGAAAAGGGCAACCCATTTTTATTGCCAAAAGTTTAATTCAAATCTCGGAAATGATGTTTTAAGTACCATTTTTGGGACTTAATTACATTTTTCAGGGGTAAAAAGTTTAATTCGTTTATATTAGTCAAGAATTAGTCAAGAATCGGACAAAAAATCACGAGATTTAAAATAACTCAATTTAACTTAATTCAATAATTCAAAATCTAACTAAAATATTTGAGTTAAATTTTTAGTTAAGGATAGTCAAGATTTAGTCAAGGATTTAGTCAAGGCGTGGAACATATGCCATACAATGCACCACAGCTTTCCGAGCTAAAAAGTATAGTTCATTTACATTTTCGCAACATTACCCAACATTACCCAACATTACCAATTTGCTGATGTTAGCAAAATGTTGTTTTGTTGTTATCATAAAGTTGCCGTTAAGTTGATTGTAAGTTGACGGAATGTCTAGTTAGTCGCTAGGGTTTATTATTTTTCCGAATTACGTTTATAAGCACAAAGCAAAACCTTGCAAATGTAAATCGGCTTTTCTTCTTCGTCATCGTCATCCGAGTTAAAAAGGGAGTCAAAATCATCATCATTATCATCATCATCTCTCGGAATAAACCAATCAG